TCCCGTTTACTATTCTTCAGACTCTACAGGTTCTGTAGGTTCCGGTTCTGGTTCAGGTGTAGGAGTGGGTGTGGCAGGAATACCGTACTTGACGGGATTAGCCTTACCACCAAAAGTATGAAACATCAGAATTTAGTAGCGTGTGATTTGTAAGTAACGCCGCGATACTTCAGCTTGGCTTCTTTAGCAGCAGCCTTTTGCTCCCGTACACGGGCATCCAGTTCGACTTTAGTCATTGTTCTAGATTGAAGTACCTGACCCCCGTTCCATGATCAGGCGACATGCGTCCCATTAAGGGATGAACGTACGCAGCTTAGTTACATCTGGTTCTTTAATTTTACTTAGCGTATTTACGTCCGGGACGCTTGGCAGTTTTGGCAGTTTTGGCAGACTGTTTAAAATCAGCAGAACTGGGAGCACCTGGACTACCAGGCTTACGCATACGCTCACCACTACCTGCTGCAATACGCTTCCTTTTGGCATGGATATTCGCATAAAGACCGGGCTTAGCCATAACGCTTTTTAGATTTCTTTTTAGCAAGAGGGAGTTGAGGACCAGTCCTCTTCATGAAGACCTCTTTCTCATTAGGGTTGGTTGTACCTTTACCCTTTTCGTAGATCTTCTTACCCTTCATAGCATCCTTATGCCCTTTCGGATTAATCTCAAAGGATGCAGCAATAGTCAAATCCTTTCGGGATTTCTTTTTACTTTTCATTTACCAGATACCTGGAATGATTTGTCCAGTCAGTGCATAAGAACCCAAAGCAGCCACGATCCCAAGCATAGCAAGGCGACCGTTGAGCTGTTCAGCTCGTTCATTGTGGGGGACAGAGTAGTTGTGATCAGGGTACATCATTAACCAATAGTAGGAGCAGTCAGGGCAACTGGAGTAGTTTCAACAGAAGCCAGATCAAGTGGGAAGTTATGTGCATTACGTTCATGCATTACTTCAAAACCAAGGTTAGCTTGGTTCAAAATGTCAGCCCAAGACCGGACGACGCGACCTTGTGAATCAAGTAGAGACTGATTAAAGTTGAAGCCATTGAGGTTAAACGCCATGGTAGATACACCAAGTGCCGCAAACCAAATACCAACAACAGGCCAAGCAGCAAGGAAGAAGTGTAAGCTCCTAGAATTGTTGAAAGACGCATATTGGAAAATGAGTCGTCCGAAGTAACCATGTGCTGCTACGATGTTGTACGTTTCTTCTTCTTGTCCAAACTTGTAACCATAGTTCTGAGAAATATCCTCAGTCGTTTCACGAACAAGCGACGACGTGACCAGAGAACCATGCATGGCAGAGAAAAGACTCCCACCAAAAACGCCGGCCACACCCAGCATGTGAAAAGGATGCATAAGAATATTGTGCTCAGCCTGGAACACCAACATGTAGTTGAAGGTGCCGGATATCCCCAAGGGCATAGCATCTGAAAAAGAGCCTTGTCCAAACGGGTAAACAAGGAACACGGCAGTCGCAGCAGCGACAGGAGCAGAGTACGCAACAAAGATCCAAGGCCTCATCCCTAGTCGATAGCTAAGTTCCCACTCTCGTCCCATGTAAGCATAGACGCCAATGAGGAAGTGGAAAACTGTGAGTTGGAATGGACCCCCGTTGTACAACCATTCATCAAGTGAAGCAGCTTCCCAAATTGGGTAGAAGTGTAGTCCGATGGCATTGCTGCTCGGAACGACGGCTCCCGAAATGATGTTGTTTCCGTACAACAAGGAGCCCGCAACGGGTTCACGGATTCCATCAATGTCAACAGGTGGAGCGGCGATAAACGCCAGAATAAAACAAGTAGTAGCGGCGAGGAGGCAAGGAATCATAAGGACTCCAAACCAGCCGACATAAAGACGGTTGTTAGTAGAGGTCACCCAGTCACAGAATTGATCCCAGGATGACTCTCTTTTCAGAGCAATAGATGCTGTCATTTAATTAGTAAATAAGTACAGTTTGCCTCCCACCCACCACAGGTGTAGATTAGAACTTGTACTTCAGACCAGCCTTAGTACCGTAGCCGTTCTCAGCAGCAGTGATGAAGCTGACTTCACCATAGACGCTGAGCTTCTCGGTAGCAGCAATGGAGCCACCAGCCTTACCAGACAGTTCCACTTCGCTGTCACCACCTTCAGGGGCAACAACAGAAGGACCACCCTGGACATACCAGGAAACCTTACCGGAACCACCTTCAACACCAACGTGGTTGTCAAGGGTAGTACCGCTGTAGGAGCCACCAGCAAAGCCGCTGTTGGCTTCAATGTTCACATAGGGACCAGCCATTGCAGGTGCAGCAGCCAGGATCAGAGCAGAAGAAATAGCGATTGCTTTCATGATAATTACTTGGATTTCTTTTTGATGATTGCGAGGTCAGCTCGCGTGATTTTTTTGTGAGGCTTAGCTACAGCAGCTAGCTTCTTTTGTTTGGGTGAGTATTTAGAGTAGGGCATCACACCTTAATGTTTGAACGTTCGAGCTTTCGCATAACATCCATACGGTAAGCGTCGTCGTTGTCATAGCGGGGATCGTTCATGTCACGAACCACCTCTGCCATACTACGATAAGCTTGACCAGTTGATGACTGTTTACCAGTCACCAGCTCAGGTGTACGTCCAACTGCATCTTCGTATTGAGAGACCAAAGCTTTAACGGCAAAACGGACAGCTGCCTGATTGGCAGTATTAATGACTTCATCAAATGCTTCGATGTCTTCCTGAGGAAGATTCTCGCTAGCCCATTGTACAACCTGAGCGTAGCCTTCGTCACCACCAGCAATGTTTTTGATGTTTGTGATCTCTCGATCAGACAGAGTAGACTCTGCCGCATCATAACCTAGCTGGCTACGAAGGCCACCAAGATAGGCGTCAATAGTAGCATCAGAGAAACCAGCTTCATTGAGTTGATCATACATCTCATCAGTAAGAGTACCATCGTTCTCATAGAAGTGATCGTTCATTGCCCACGGATCAATACCTGCGTTCTGAAATACATCAGCAAGGTTGTCACCGTACGCTTCTTTGACAGCATCAAAGTTGACGTAGCCTTCTTCATCATAGCGTTCAAAGTCACCTTGGACTTCTTCATTGCTATCATACTCTACGTCTTCTTCACCACTATCATCGTCTGCATCATTACGACCAAGACGTTGCTGAAGTTCAATGTAAGCTTTCTCAAGCTCTTCAGCGTTTCGATATTTACCAGCAAGAAGTTCTTCCTGGTCTTTCAACATCTGTTCGCCTACTTCTAGGCTGTCAGCTTCCTCAGCTTCCCGTGCTGCAATAGCTTCGGGATCATCAGTTGGATCGTACGAAATGTTAATAGCCATAGGTGCTAGTTAATTTAAGCAGGGGGTTGTGGAGCAGGGGGTTGTTGTTGTCCTGGCTGTTGTCCAGCCAAGGTTTGCATGGCAGCCTGAATACCTTCAATAGCTTGAGGGTTCTTGGCAGGATCCATGGCAGGAGCAGAAGCAAACTGACCAGCTTGGTTAACCAAGGAGGCTTGCATTTGTTGTTGCATAGCTTGCTGCTTCTCACTCTGAATCTGTTCCATACCTTTGACAAGGTTGAGGATGTCAATACCTTGAGCAGCAGCGAGACGCTTGATTGCTTCATCAGGATTAACATACTGAGCCAGAGCTTGTGGACCCATGGTCTGTGCAATAGTAGTCACAAACTGAATCAGGGACTCACGATCTTGACCGCGACCAAGAGCGTTGATGCCCGCCACAATGGTAGGATTAACCAGACCCTTTGGCAAGGCAGGAATCTGCTTGGACCTAGTAAGGTCAAGCATCTTACGATTCAGATAAGGAATCAGGAACTCACTAGTCAGCAGAGAGAACAAGCCTCCAAGCTGTTGCTCCAGTTCCATCTGAGTCATGCGGACTTCCTCAGCAGTAGTCCGTTCAGACTGACGAACGTTGAGGATCAGGAAAGCTTCAGACAAACGCTTCTCCAACACACCAGCCAGTTCAAAGGCAGTGCGGAAGTCAGCTGTCTTACCAACCTGAACAACACCAATGTCATCAGGACGTCCTTGGATGATTGCTCCGTTGCCTGCGTTGGCCAGGGAGGCGGGCTTAGTCACAGAGCTAGGTGATACAGTGAAGATCACTTTAGCAGCTGCTGCAGAGCCTTCTACAAGCGCCTGCATGAGGGCTTCAAGGGAACGCAGGTCACCTAGGAACTCCTCAACACGAGAGCGTCCGTAGTCCTCTCCATCAACAGTTACGAAGCGGAGGGGCAACCACGGACTCCTGTCCTTAGGAGCTTTACCGTAGGTGTTAGGAAGGAGTTTGTCATCAGCTTCCTGATACCAAGTCCATCCTTTCTTAGTCAGTTTGATGCAGGTAAATACATCAACATCTTTTTCAAACTTACTGCCAACACTAGAGTCAACAACACTCAAAGGCTTGGGGTTCTCAAACTCAGGACCAAGCAGTTTACGGTTGACTCGTTCGCGTGTGACAATCTCAGTAACATTACCGTTACCATCTCTCTCAACAACATACCGATTCAACGGATACATCTTCATGCCATCCTTACCCATGTAAAGAAGAGCATTGCCAGTAACCACGAGATGTTTGATTGCAGAGAAGATCTGAACACGATCAGTAGAAGCAGCAATGCTTTCCATGATCATACGTTCGATCTTAGCAAAGCTTAGATCCAACTCACTCTTTGCCTCAGCAGGGATCTCAACCCCAAGCTTGGAGTCATCCAGCTGGAGTTTAAAGAATGAAGTAGAAGGAGGCAGCAACCCCAGCATCAACTTGGATGCCAAGGTTACTACCCCCTTTGCTCCTACTGATTGCCAAGGAGTCTTGAACCGAGTGTAATCGGTTGTTGTCTCCTCGTGC